TGAGATAATACGCATAAACGCCGAACAGACGAGCAGTTCGACATGACGTCGATTCTATCTCCGATCCTCAACTGCATGCGGCAGTCGCGGCATACACAATAAAACTAGGCCCGGCAGTGGGCCGAGTCGTGTTCCGCCGTCGTCGCTCACAACAGAAGTTCAGAGAATACTAAGGTGTTTCAGCACCAACCGACATCTCGTCAATCCACAAGCTAGTAAGGCGTCATCGAAATCAAAGGCGTTATTCCCTTGAGAGCAGGTTCAACTTTCAGAACAAGATGCGGCAGTTTTGAGCTGCACTTGATGTTCGCACTCAACTTTCAGAACAAAGGGTAGCAGTTTTGGGCTGCATTTCATGTTCACCCGTAAACACTCAAGCTGGAGTGATAAACAAGTTATTAGCGCCAGTCGGCACTGCGATAAACGCAGTCCCGGCAAAAGTGGACACAACGCGTACGCGGAAGCGATAACTAGGTATTAATAGCAGGATAGCTGAAACTGTCTTGCTTTCAACACCCACGGTCGCCGAAAACCCGTAATAGGCAGTCGCTACATCACTGTAACTAGTGCCACCATTGGTTGACAGCTGGATCGCAACCAAGCTAGTACCGGCAGTGGGAGCACCACCAGCCCAGCTAATGGAAATTTCCGCAGTGACACGCAAAGCGCCCCTAAGGTCAGTGAAAACTCCGAGAGTCGGCATTAATCTCAGTGGATTAGTAACGACACTCGACCATGCAATGACGTAGTCAGTCGCAGTGATAAGGGGAACTGTTGGCTGTTGGTAAGCTGAGGTTGATTCGGCCTGCGGGATGATCGTCAAATCCTCTAAAGGCTGAGGCGACCAAAAGCAGACCTCGTAATCAAACCAGATCTCGCCAACTAATGCGCTATCCAAAGTGCCAGCCACGCCGACAGAAAGCGAACCAATGTCGTACGTGGTGAGCGTTGATGGAACCAACGAATCCCTAATCATGAACTTGGGCAAACGATTCAAGTCAGAAGCAGGAACATCTACAAAATTATTCGCCCAGGGAGTATTAACCGCCCTGGTCTCAAAGTTCTCTAATCGAGCAACAGTCGCAGGAATGGGATCATCAGGATTAGGATCGAAGGCCATAACCATCTTTCCTTTATCCTGAGAACTATCATGCGTCACGTACTCAATACGGAACCTCGTAAAGCGGTACAAATCATATGCACGCGCTATTCCTGCCAACCAGGGGAAAATTCTCAACCCAGGGTTAATCTGATAGTTGTCAATGCGACTCGTAGTCGTACCTAGAACATCTGCGATAAACTCACGCCGAGCAATACAATAAGGGCGACTCGCTTTAGCCGAGCCACTTTGTCGCATAATCGTAGTAGCAGCCAAAGGGGCCACCACATTCGATGCACTCAAGCGTTGGGTGTCAGTCATCCGAGTCTCCTTAGCCTTCCTGGGCTTGGGAGTCTCCAATGACTTAATTGCTTTGGCAAGGGGAGCTGGAAGCTTCCTCTTCCGCTGCTGGGACTTCTTCTTTGTAGGCATCCTCCTGTAATAAAATTTCACCAATCGCCTCCGAATCAGCAAAACCCGCGCGAGAATACTCACGCATCCACTTCCTTATCCGCCCAAGGTGAGGACTATGGCGCAGCACGTAACAAAGTTGTTGCCAATAGCTTGAATCCAATTTTGACTGGTACAAAAATCTATAAAAGGTCTTCGACCATGTCGCAGGGACCCAACTTCCATCGGATCTGATCTCGGAAGAACAAAATGGCACATATTCAGTGCACTTATAATAAGTCTTCAATGGGTGCCCGAGGAGAGCGTATGTATCCGGAGCTTGCTCCACATAACTTTCTACTCCATCGTCTCCCGTCGCAACAGCATATTCAGAGCCAGCTAGCCAACCCAAACAAACCTTTATTCTTGAATTGGTTGGGGTGGTATTATAGCTGCCCGACTTCTGGATTCCTTTTGTCACTTGCGCTACCATCTTCCCATCGGAAAAAGAGAAAACGGCATGGGACAGACACTCAACGCGGTTGAATACGGCTCTAATCCAGGATGGCTTAGGGTCTATCGCTAAACGGACACGAGCCCGCGCGTCAAGCTTAAGTTCCCAATCTTTAACCGACCAGTCAAAGCCACTCACATCTACTGAGGCTAGGCTTCCTTGATTAAAGAACTCTTGCGCCATATGATTGACGTCAGAGTCTAAATTCATGGATGCCCCACCCTTCGATGGAATGTTAACCCAACACGCCACTTCCGTGGCGTTTTGACGGTGGAAAAGAACCCGTTCCACAAGTTGATCAATAATCGAAACACTCATGATCAAGCGAAAACGGCCCTGAGCCATTTTCTCTCGACCATGTGGTTCGTTCTTAACAAATTCACGGATCGGGTCACACAATCCAGCCATAACTTTTTCCTCGGCGGTTAGATTGGCCACGATATCAGGGTCTATCTCCTTCAAAAGAGTTAGACGCTCCTTCACGCACCTCACAACAAACCCTCTGCACTGTTGGATCAGCTCTTCATTAGTGGAATAAAGAACACCTAATGGACAACCCGGAGAAGACTCACGGTTCACTGAAACCGTTAAAAAGCTATCAATGACAGCTTCAATGTCTATCCGATCTAAATCAACGGGTTCCGTGCGCGGATACACACGGCTAATCTTAGCGAGAATCTCCTCCTGCTTTGCAGCGGAGGGGACCAAGCCAGGCTTATGCCTGTTTACTTGGTAGAAGAAAG